GCCAGCCGTAACCAATATCTGACCAGCTTGTGCTTTGGCTAGGTTAGTAGCGGCGAGTTCTTGTGCTGTTGGTGTATCTAATGGTAGCCAGTTAAGCGTTGTTTCTGCACTTAATTTAACACCTAGTTGTGGCTCAACAAATGACTTAATTACTAATTGATGATGTCTTTCAGCAAATGGCGTTAGGTCATGGGTTTGGATTGATTCTAATAACTCATGATAACTAGCTTCTTCATACTCACCTGAAGCTCCAAAACCTTTAGGAGAAGTACCAATCAACTTAGTAGCAGGTACGCCAGCGATTGCGGCAACCAATTGATATTGTGTCATGATAAGCGCATCAAAGTCAGCAAGTGAAGTATCAAATTGCTGAAACTCGTCACCTTCTTTATCGCCTAGCTTAACGCCATAGTTATCACGATACTGCGCCCATTGTTGTATGCGACTGATTGCGGAGCTAGTGTCAGCCATTACCGCTTCCATGTCTGTTAGCCATACGGTTGTACGCTTAGACATAGCAAGTTGTGGAGCTTCATTAGAGGTACGCTCTGCCGCATAGATACGTTCCATTATCTGTTGCGTTAGTGGAACACCACCATAGAGATATTGTGGCTTGAGAACATCTACTGGTTCTGCATGACGGAATATGATTAAGTGTGAACGATGTACTTTCTTACCGTTGATAATCCACCAAGTAGGTTCATAGAAGTGCAATGTATCAGGTTGGCTTGCTGATGGACCATCTAGCATTGGTGCTGTCCAGTATGGGTCTACTTGAACAATGCCTTTGTAACTGTTTGGAGTAATGCCATCAATGTTAAATGGTTTCTCATAATATTCTTTGTCAGTTGATTCAACTTTGAACATGGCAATACGAATACCAAAGATACGACCTTTACGAATAAACTCTCGCATATTCCACTCTAATTTCATAGAGCGGTCATAAGACTTCATTAGTTTAACTGCATCAGGTTCTAATTCTTCGCCATCAATTGAAACAATGTTGTAACCTTTGCGGATTGCATCATCGGCTGGCATTGCACACGCTTTGTTTACTAGCCAGTTTTGTGCAACGATACCGCACATTTGCGCCCCTATGAAGCCTTGCGATGCGTACCAAAAGACTACCGCATTAGATACGGAATTATTACCTGCATCATACATTTTAAATTCAGGATAGCCATCGCTTGAATCATCCATGCCGACATTCGCCATACGTGGATTGATTGCAGGATTGAATATAGGTTGTTTGCTTTGTATATCGGCAAGTAAATCGCCTACAGTAGTTTTGATTGTGTCTAGGTTTTCATCAGCATGAGTGCTAAATAGACTTTTACGAGGTGAAGGTTTTGTTTCCTCGACCTTAACTTCTTCAGATTTTATACCACGAAACCANTNNAGCATTGCATATCCTTTATCCGAAGAATGAGCTTTTCTTCATTTCGNTAGGCAAATTAGCCATTATAAAAGCATCAGCCAAGTTAGGAGAAGCCACATCACGTTTACCTAAATCTTTTTTGCTTTCAACTTTTACCCTGCCAGCATTATCATAATCACGCTTTGGTGTAGTCAATTCATCAATAATCTGATTTAGATTAGGCATATTAACATCAATGAATATCATATCAGAATCATCGAAAGCATGACCATTTCTAACAGCATTGTATGTATTTCTAAACCTGTCCGCTACTAACCACCACGCTTGCGCTTTGATGTTAGAAAAATAATCTTTGTTTTTAATGCCTGACCTAGCATATTGTATATCAGGTTTCGCTACTGTACCACCAGCAAAGAACTTTTGATGATTTACTTTTAGTCCATTGGTAGAATTTAATTCATTAATCTTAGAACCTACCATTGCACCAACACCAATAGCATCATATACGACTAATGCCTTTTCATCACGAGATTTAGTCCATACACGAGTACATGATTTTAATAGTTCATCTTCTTTAGCCTTCCATAGCTCTGACCATAGGTTTAATGAGCCATGTGATTGCACCATAGCACAATAATCCTCGCCTGAGTCTGCTACATCGAAGCCTATGCGTTCTGCGCCTGTAGGCTCAATACCTAATGCCTTGTGTCCATCAATCGCCGCCATGATGTGTGAACGCTTAATAACTGCTTGGTCATCATCGTCACGAGGTACGCCTTCATAAACGTGAAGGTAGTTTTCGTAATCATCATTCTTTGCCGCATCAATAACTTTAAGTATCGTATTGCTTAGAAATGGATTCTCGTTGTAGTTAATCTTTCGAATGATTGTATCAGGTGGTGGACTAACTACAAATTTTTGATACACGAAGTCGTTTGATAAGCGTGGATTGAATATAATCCAATGTTGAGAACCTTCCTTACGAATCGTAGGATTAAGTATCTCCCATTGGGCTTCACTCAGTAAATGAGCTTCTTCTGACCAATGTATATCAACTGACTCTATCGATTTTATTTCATCAATGGAACGCCATAGACCGTAGAATAAGAACTCGCTACCTGTTGTGGTGCAAATAATCTTGTTATTCAATATCTCGAACTTATGGGATAAGCCAAAGCGTTCAATTTGAATTTTCAGCAATGTATAGACTGATTCCTCAATCTTGTTCTGAAATTGTCGAGTGCATAATATCCGTACCCTAGCTGATTGCGCCAATGCAATAGCGAAGCCAGCGGCATCCCATGACTTAGAGCTTGACCTACCACCATACAGAATACGGTTACGTGCTGGCGTTAGCCAAAATGATTTTAACGCTGGGTTCAGCGTAGGTTCTGCTTTTGAAATCTTAATCGTTTCAATCTTTAATTTTGGATTGAATGTTTTTTACCACAAAATGCACTTTTTTTCCCATTTAAAAAGCTGATTTTATAAAGTTGCATAATTTAATTATATCACGTAGTACTGGATTGAGCGTTGCTGTGTTCTGCGTAGAAGTCATTAATGCTTTTCACTTCCTTTTCATCGGGATTAGAGAGTTTGTTCATTTGGTCTTTGTTAGCATTGATTAAGCTAATGGCTATTTGACTTGAATCATTGGACATACGGCTCAATGCGCTTACTGACTTCATAGCATCTTCAGAAGCCATTGGATTTTCTTCATCAATCAGATTCACTTGGATGTTAGCCAATTCAGCGAGCTTATGAGAGGTCATAGCCCCTAGCCTAGCCGCACCTGTTAAGTGTACTGATATGCTCTTTAACTCGTCAGCTAGACTGCGTACCTTTACCTGCGTAATTATAGACAATGCTTCTTTAGCAAGTTCCGCATCGGCAAGTTGTTTCGCTAAATCAAGTATAGGTTTGAGGTGCGTATTTACTCTATGCCTAATTGTACCTTCAGTAACTTTATATTCTTTGGCTAATGCTCTCATAGATTCGCCTTCTGAGATACGTTTTTCGACATCCCACCATTGCTTGTCATTTAATTTGGATGGTGCTGGCATTATGCAGTTAGTCCTTTGATTTTAAGTTTGTATAGTGCTTTGATTGCTTTGGCATCATCAATCGTGTATTTGGCTGGTATGTTACTGCTTTCCAATAATTCTACTTGGTCTAATCCTATTTTGTTGATTAGGTTCATTCTGTATTTAACAATGTTGCCTGATAAGTGATTGTTGCAAGGAGCGCATTGTTTTGAGCAGTTTAATTCGGAGAAGCGTAATTCGGGATGTGCGCCCACCGTTAAAAAATGACCACAATGATACTGCCCTGCATGATGTCGTTGGCAACTGATACATGGCTCGTCTTTATCTCGTAACCGTATAAACTGATTAAATACTATTTGCGCTTCACGAAGCCAATCGGCTTTGCTTTTAAGTTTAATCTTAGCTTCTTTAGTTTCTTTGCGTTCTGTCTTTACTCTGACAACTTTAGCATGGGTATAGCTACATTCAAAACTACAAACAAATTGTAATGGTCTGTTAGGTGTATATTTTACACGACATACACGACATAGCTTAGTCTTAATTGGCTTAATCATTGAGTTTAATACCATTTTCATTTGCCCATGCGATTGTGTACTCGATAAGACTTGACCCTCTAGTTTTACTCATAAGCGCAGTTGATTCACGTAAGTTAATATACTCGCCTTCCAATCCTACGGTAACTTCACTACCTTCCTTTGTTGCAATAGCATGACCTGATACCAGTAGAACCTTCCATTGCGCTTCTGTACGCTCTTTACCCATCCACTTGAATTTACTCTTTGCAATATCTCCACACATTGCGTGAAATTTCGCATTTTGTTCGCCTGTCCTAGTCAATGTATCAATTACTACTTTTAAAGGGCGTAGGGCATCAAGATGCAAGCCTGAGAGGTATTCTCTAGCATATTCCACAACGGCTTTATCTCGAAGGATGAATATTTGCTTCATTTTGCTATTTTCCTAAGTACCCAATGAGAATATTGACTGAATCAAGCACAATGCTTTCATTATTTCCTAGTTCTTCTTGGCTATCCAAAAATTCTTTGGTATTTTTTAGATGTGCTAAAACCATTAAATCCATTAACACATAGGTTGAATCTTCATCATCAAACTCTAGGTTTACTTTCATTTTCTAACTCCTTTGCTTTTTCTTTTGCTTCATCGGCAGAATCGTAATATCCCCAGTTCGTGTTGTTTTTACTTAGTCCATATAAAATAGCACCATCGAATAGATAATATTTGGCTATGTAATATTCACCTGACTTCAAGCAGTAGTTGTCTAATTTAGTCCATCTCATGCTAATTTCAACACTTCTTTAGCATATTGAACACTCTTTTCAGGAAATGATTTAGGGTTAGCCATAATACGTTTAGCCCAAGCATGGAAATCAGTTTTAGGTTTAAGGCGTTCATGTATAAAAATAGCTAATTCATCAGCGTGTTTTTGATTGCCCTCAAAATCTACTGGGGCTGGTAATGCTTTGTAGATTTCTTGTTGTGGTCTGCAAAGAATTACTATATCGGCAGGTTGTGGTAATTTATTTGGAATATCTGTCCACCTGTCAAAAGCTCGACCTATTACATTAAACTCAAATCGTTCTAGCTTATGCCACCACATCCTCATGATGTCTTTGTCAGGTGTAGGTTTATTGTAAATAGAAAATACTGCCACTAACATATTCTTGAAAGCTAATTTGTCTGTATCAATCATTTCATTCTCCTAAAATGGAATTGAATCAATTATTGGGGCTTCATCCATCCAACGACCTTGATTCAAATAAGTAGCAGGATTAGGAATGTATTTACCATCTTCCTGTTGCCATTGTTTAGTTTCTACTTGCCAGTTCAAAGCATCAATCACTAGCAATATGTCAGGCTTCATTTTATTCCAAGATTTTATTGCCGCTTCTTTTCCTACCTTCTTTGGATATTTATACCAAAAATCTTCAAAGTAATTATCAAGCACGATAGTGCGTAAGGGTTTTTTTGTGGGAATAGGTAATAGGGTATCAGGAATCAGTAAGAGGGAATCAGCACGATTAGTTCCGTCTTCGTCATGATTAATCACGATATTTTGTAAGTCATTGATTACATCATCTTTTTCTGTAATATCAGGTATATTGCTACCCGACTTTTTTTCATTAGGATGAGGGTTCTGATGCTTCTCAAAATTAAGTATCTTGATGTACTTCTGTCCATTGACATTATAAGTCGTGATAAATCGTGACTGCTCAAGATTAGTAACGATTAATTCAATATTACAATTATCATATGGTAACAATTGAACCTTTAATCTTTTTGCACGATATTCTATGCACCCTTTATAATCAGCAACAGTCCACATTGCTATAAATGCTAATCGTTCAATTGGTTCTAATTCAGCTAAATCTTCATTTTGAAAAAATGCTGGCTTAATGTTTCTAGCTCTAGCCATGATTTTCGCCCTTTGATTTATTCCAACATATCCCACAAAAATATTTAAATTTGTTATAAGTCGTATATGGAAATTTACAATATGCAATTTCAGCAGATTCATAAACCTCATGATAACCAAGTTTTTTTATAAACATTTCAATCTGAATAAATTGAGCTTTATTATAAGTTTCACAAACTTCTACACCTTCTAAAACTGCAATTATTTCCCATGCTTCATCATGAATTCTTAATTTTTTACTATTAATTATTTTTGAATATTCTTTAATTTGTAATTCAGATTCTTTTATTAAAATAGCTTTATCTTTTAATGATATTGGCACATTAGTTAATAAGTCGTATGCAGATTTCCCTAAATTGCATAATGAGCATGAAGTAATTAAATTATCATTACAATTTGTTCCACCTTCTTTAACTGGGTGAATGTGGTCTACATGAAGTATTGCTGATGGTGGGTGTGAGCCACAATATTGACAAACAAATTCATCACGTTTAAATATATCAAATCTTAATTTCTTTGATATAGATTTTCTTTTTTCCATTTCTTACTCCCATGAAAAAGGGCTTCACCTGCTAACTCTACTTTTTACAGTAGTTGGTAGAACGGTCTTAGTAACCGCCAGTTAGCATGT